TGTTAGTGTAGCACTTAAAGGTACAGCAGAAACTATGTTTAAAGGTATACAAACCTATATTGAATCATGGTTTGCGCCCTTTTATATATTGAGTTGGTTTGAAAATAAACCATTACGAGATATAGCAACATCACAATTAGCTAAAGCAATAAAAGATGATTTAACTGATGCTATAGAACCTTATTTGATACAATATGTACCAGATGCTTTCTATGAGACCAGAACAGGTCAAAGAATTCAGCAAGCATGGAATAATTTTGCTGATACTTATGAATGTCAGAAAGCACTAAAGTACTCTTATATGTGGACTAAATATTGCTTTATTGTAGGTTTGATATTATGGAGTTATAAACAATACGAACCTGCATGTCCTTACATACCAGAATATTCTTTAGAAACTTTTGCAGGGATGACTTTATTCTTTGCAACGATTTATTCTGTATTTTCTTGGAATAAAGCAGTTAGAGATAAGAAAGTAAGACATGTCTTTTTAACTCGTAAGGATGCATTAGAGGCATATAAGATAAAACGGGACGATAACACTGAGACAACTCATGAAGGTTCTATGCTTATATTAATGATAGCTGCTTTCTTTTTGATTGTTGGTGTTCTACGTATGTGGAATAGCCATCGTATTAGGACTTTAAAGAATGCTGCATTAAAAGAAGCTGAAAATTTAGACGATCCCGAATATGTCGATAAACAACCCTCTTGGTTTGGTTACATTATGAGCTCTATTGGATTTACTTATAAGAGCTCTGATAAGAGTAAAACTTCATCTGTTGAACCGTTGTGCAAAAAGTTCACTAAAAATCAATGGAGAGCCCGATATTTACGGGACGATGGCAGCGGGGGAACAGTTAATATTTTCTTTCCGAGAAAATATATAGCTTTGGTACCTATGCATTTGTTACATTATGGTTCCAAATTAGTGAATAAACGCGTTGATCTTATCAACTTTGAAGTTCAGCGCACTACAGAAAACGTTCCTGCCACCTTCTTTAAGTTCAAGGCTGATGAAAGTAATACGGTCCAAGTAGAAGGATTAGATATGGCGATGATATATGTTCCGAACTGTCCAGATTTACCGACAGTTACGGAATTTTTACCCTTGAATAGTCTTATTGGTCGTGGACCAGCAATATTTCAAGGAATAGCTAAAGATCATAATATTGTTAGTGAGAATATTCACGTTCACAGTGCAGGAGTCGTAGGTCATTCACAGATGAATTTTGCTGGAGCTAATTACCATACCAATCATTCAGGAGGTGGTATGTGCATGTCCATTGTTGTATCTAATACATCTGCACCTTGTATTATAGGTTTTCATGTCGGTGCAGACAGTATAGGTAATTCGGCTATGCAAACTTTGTCAAAACCCTTATTTGACAAAACTATTCATGAACTAGGGAAAAAACATGTAATTTCTGCTGAATCTTGTGAAATACCTGAAATGAGCATGGGGGAAAAAATATTACATTCAACCGAAGTTCATCCTAAGGCAAAATGTATTCATGCCTTAGATAAACAATGCTACTTGGAACCATTAGGTAGCACTAAAGTACGCATGTCTTGTAAGAGTAAAGTTAAGGAGTCAATATTATCTCCTCATGTAACTAAACACTTAGGCGTACCCAATAAATGGGGAAAGCCACAACTTGATCCTAATTGGATACCCTATGCTGAGAACATAAAGCATTTATCCAAACCTGCCGATCAATTTGCCCCTAAATTATTAGAACGAGCCAAACAGGATTATTTAAAGCCTGTTTTGGAAGCAGCGAAACGATATAAAGCTGCTGGACATTTAACTAGAAAGCTGACTACTGAAGAGTCTATTAACGGTATTCCAGGAACGCGTTTTATCGATGCAATTGATATGGATACAAGTATTGGTGCCCCATTAAGGGGTCCTAAAACTCGACATTTTACACTTGAAAAAGATGAACATGGAGCCGTTATTAATAGAATTCCAGGTAAAATAGTAGTTGATGAAATGGATAGAATAAGAAAAGCTCTAGGAGATAATAAGAGAGCCTATCCTTTGATTAGTGCAACATTGAAAGATACACCAACAGAGGTGGACAGTTCAAAAGTTCGTGTGTTTCAGAGCATGCAAGCTCCTTTTGGTATTATTTTAAGGGAGTATTATATGCCTATTATACGATTTATGCAATTACATCCGCTTTTAACAGAATCAGCTGTTGGTATTAATTCTCGTTCTAAAAATTGGCAATTATTAATGAATTCCACATATAAATATAGTCCTGATCAAAAAGTAATAGGATGGGACTATTCGAAATATGACACGCGTATGAATTCTCAAATGACGACAGCGGTTTTCGAAGTTTTTATAGAAATCGCTAAGATATTTGATTATTCTGAGGAGGATATACGTATAATGAAGAATATGGTTGCAGATGTTACGCATCCTTTAATGGATTTCAATGGTACTTTATTGAAATGTTTTAATATGAACTCGTCG